GGAACAAATATTACACTTGTATCTTTTATACCATCTCTCCACTGAAAGCTACCTTTTGTTACTAATGAACTATGTTTTAAGTCTCCGTTAAAATCTATTTGTTCATAAATTTTAGTTAAATTAAACAAAGATTGTTTAGCTTCATCTCTAAAAGCGTGTTCTTCTGTTCTTGGAAATTGTCTGTAAAATTCATTTAAACCGTCTTGATCTCCTTTTAAACCATCAACTTCATTTTGCCAATAATCTATTACCCCTAAATCTATTATATCTCCATGCGGTCCAATAGCTTCAGTTTCTGGTGTTTCGAATACAGGTACGCCATAAGAATCAATGTATCCTTCGTAGTTCCATTCCATAGGTATGAACAAACTATATAGTCCCGAGCGAGTCTGGCCGTTGCGGTTTCGTTTTGTAACGTCGGAATCATAATATAGTTTTTTAAAATTTTCTCCTCCTTTGTCTAACGCATTACAGGTACTACCCATCATGCATTTACCAATAACCCTACTACCTAATCTTAAGGTTGTTTTCGTAACCCTCCAGTTGTTGAGGATGTTGTTCGGCCTTTCCCATTTACCTGATTCGTCATGGACGAGGATTTTAAGTTTCTCCCCATCGTAGGAGTTGTCACCGGTATTTTTCCAATCGATCGTTGTATCGAGTCCCTCGAGATCGGCCGCGGTCTGTTTGGTGTCGAGTTTTCTTCTTGTGAATTTGGATGCTGGTACTCTATATGCGAGTTCGGTCTTGGGACGGTCCATTCCGTCCTGTATCGGTTTAAAAAAGAACGGATAATTGACCGATATTGGTACGACTTTATCTGTGAACATTGTTTTAGCGTCGGGCCCAGATTTGGACAATATGCCGTAACGTGAATCGGAATTAATAGTTGCGAGATTAACCACCTCTCCTGAGGCCATAAACGAGAATCCCGATCTACGGTTTTTAAGATAGCACATTCCATAACTTCTTGGGTCTGCTTTACAAGCTTCCCAGAATATAAAGAATAATCTATTTGCTTCCCTATAGTCTGGTTTCCCAACATCAATTTTGGACCACTGCAGGTACATATAGTGAGTACCAGTAATGTAAGTAGCCAAGCCTTTATTATAGAACCAAAAACCTTCATCTCTTTTATTAAACTCTTTATCAATGTAATCATACCAGCTTTCTTTGAATTCAACTGGATATTGCTCCCAATCAAAAATTGTTTTTATTTTCTTTAACGGAACAGGTATATCTGTGTACTCCCACTTATCAGATTTAAATTTACAAATTTCTTTTTCTTTTGGTAAAGCAATTATTAAATTTTGAATTTTATATATTTCACCAATTTCACCGGTCTTGCTTATAACTACAACATCATGTTCTTTATCGTAACCGTATTTCCATTTTTTGTATCTATTCTTTTTTTTAATTACATGCGGTTTTATGTAATCATCTAATACTTTGTAGAGATCTTGATTATACATTCCTAGATCTTCCCTCTGCAAAACCTTTAAAAGTTTTTTCTTCTTTTAATTCTTTAGGTTTTTCGTTTAATATTTTATCTTCTTCCTGTATTCTTTGCAATATTTCAAAAGCGTCAAATATAGCTAGCTTTTTAGTAGCAGCCGCGTTCTTAAGTCTATCAGCTGTTATATCATCTCCAGAATCAACAATAGCTTCTTTAGCTACTTTAATCAGCTCTTCCACCGCTGCGTGCCCAGCTAGGATTATACTCTGTTTGGTTTTCTTTATATCCATGTTCTAATAAAATATCATTTGATTTCATACAATACAAACGTTCACCTTCTATATTAAACTCCCATTCAGAACCTAATTTAAAAGTAATAACGCTCCCGGGTGTTATTCCTAGTTCATCTAACGAACTATTACCTATTTTTAATATACCAATACTATTTAGCTCTTTAGAGTTGCTTAAAACATCTGTATTCTTAACAGGTGATATAAAGCAGCGATCGTTTATAGAGTTCCAGTATTTATTTCTTTTATATAAATAAACCTGGTCAATACTTACAAAGTACATATTATCTTTAAAAAAAGATCTGCTATTTGTTTGCTTTCCTTGCATGTTGTAAAATCTTCTAAAAACATTTTGATGTATTACAACTATATCACCCTTTTTAACAGGTGTCGCAATGGCAAGTGGCGTTGATATTACCTCTGCAAATCTATTTACAAATTTCCAGTTTTCAACTTTAGTATTTAAAACTAATTCTTTGTCGCCTATCTTTTTAACATTATCGTATCTGTCACCTAAAGGTTTAACGATAAAATCATACACACTGTTCATTAGTACTTTAAATCATACTCAATAGATATAGCCATGTTAGAATTAAATTTTTTCCATGGTAGTATCTCATTGTTTTTTTTAATGTAAATGTTATATGATGAATCTTTGCTTTCTTGTAAGATGTGGGAAATGCTATGACCTCCGTATACTTCTTGTCCAACAGAATAGTGCATGGCATCATTTTTATAATCAGCACCAATGCTAATTTTTCTTATAATGTTGTCCATTTTACTTTTCTTTTTCTATTTCAGTATATGTTCCGTCTTCTAAGTTTATATTAATAGCTCCGTATTTACCCTCAAGATCTGATTTTAAATCTTCCATGTCTTTATTGAGTTCAGCTATTTTATGTAGTAAACCGTGTTTTTTAGTTTCTAAAACACCTATATCTGTTAGTATTGCATTTAATTTTTTTTGTTGATCAACTACTTTTTTTAATTCTTGATCCTCGATTTTATTTAATTTTTCTGACATTTAATTTAATTTAATTGTTATTGTTGGATTTTTTTGATTTTTCCCAGGTACGCCCAACAAAATACGCACCGTACACTGTAATTAATAAAGATTGAAAAATAGGTATGTATTCTTCAGCAACTTTAAAACCACCAATATTGCCATCAAAAAAAGATAACACTGTAAATATTGTTGTTAAATATATTAACACCATTGGTCGTATATTCTTAGATAAGAACGAATCAGACTGCATGTCCACCTTCCACCTTTCAGTAATCTGCGTTTGCGCATCCTGATCCGCTTTCTCTAATAATTCTTGTATCTTTTGTTTAGCAGCTAATCTTTCTTCGTCTGTAGTTGTAAGTTTATCAATTACATTACCAACGTCTTTAATCAAACCACCAGTTAAAATACTTAGAATCTTTTTCATTTAACCTATTTTTTCTTTGCTTCTTTCTTTGCTTGTTTAGCACTATCTCTTTTAGCTCTAATTCTTACCGCAGCTTTGTCAGCTTTGTCAGCTTTAGCACTATCTTTTTTAGCTCTAATTCTTATCGCAGCTTTGTCAGCTTCGATAATAGCTTCGCGCTCTAGTTTTGTCTTTCTTTTCTGAGGTTTGGTAGACTCTGGCTTTGGTTTCGATTTATTTGGGTTGACTGGGCGTTCTTCGCGTCCACCAGGTGTTTTTTGGTTTGGCTTTGGATCAGACGCGCCTTTATGACCTTTATTCGTACCATCAATGTGTTTTCCAGGTGCTGAGCTCCCCATTCCAAACTTCATGGGACCTTTAGGCATTTTTGGAGTACCACCTGATAGGTATTCTTGAGGTGTTCTAAATCCTCCATAACTACCAGCAGATCCAGCATCAAAATTAACACTATTAATAGTTGCACTTCCTCTTCCTTTTTTACCAATTCTTACATCTGAACCTACGTCAGAAGATGTTAATCTACCACCGCGAGAAACTGGCCCATTAGTTCTTGAAACTGTTATATCATCACCAGTACTTGCTTTACTTCCTCTTCCACTAGTCACGGTCGCGTTTCCTCTACCTATGTCACTACTAAAAGCATCCTTAGATTGATCACGTGTAAATCTAAACTCTCCCATTCCTTCTCCAAAACTATTAGAAGGATTACTTTGTCGGCTAACTAAAGTTCTTCTGCCTGCCTCATTACCACGTTGTACAGCTTGTAATAAGTTCGCTTCATTAACAGGTCTATTCTTCATATATTTTTGAGCAACAGTAGCACTATCTCTTTTAGCTATATTCATTCTTTCATCTTGACCAGCGCTGTATCTATTTCTTCTATTTCTTTCGTTTTCTTCACCCGCACTTAACAATTCAGAAGCACCTTTGTTTTTAGAAGTTTTCTTTTCTTTTTTAACAACGGTTTTAACTGAAGGTTCAGTAGATGTTTTAGTAGAAGAACTAGAAGAAGTACTTCCACCTGAACTAGATGTACCAGCTATTTTATCATATGCACCAGCGTTTGATGTAGAAATATGACCAGCTTCTGCCATTTCAGCTCCAGTTCTACCAGAAAACTTTTTATTTTTAGATAAACTAGTCATGTAATCTGAAGCAGATTGTTTTGTTTTTGTTCCTGACTTAGCTTTTTCTAATTTAGTTTTTGATTGTGAACTATTACTAGAAGAAGTATCTGTAGAACTTTTAGTTCCAGGTACTACTACTTGACTAGTGTTTTGTTCTGTGTATGAAGGTCTATCACCACCTGCATGTGTATGACCTGCTGCTCCACCGTGACCATCAGTCATTGGCCCCATATATGATTTAGAAGCTCCTTCATATTTAGGTGCTCCGTTCATATACATACCAGCTCCATCATAATATTTAGCCGCTGCATCACCGTGCATCATTTTCATTGCTGTTAGATCTGCTTTTTTTCCAGGAGCCATTCTGCCAGCGCCTAGCCTTTGGATGTATCCTAGCTTTTCTGCAGGAACGTCATATTTAAAACCATCCATGTATTTATCTTTACCCATAATTATATAATTAATTGTTTGTTATTATTTTTTTGCTTTTATTTCATTTGCATAAGCAGGTCCTTCCCATGGTCCAGTGCCTTTAGCAAAATGTTCTTTTGAATATTTTTTACCCTTATAATAAATTGAATTATCGTCCCAGCCAAAACCCTCGTGTTTCATTTGATCCACGTGCGTTTGTTCGTGGGAATGAGTTTCAGTTTTAAGTGATGGAGACAAATCTTCTTCCATTATAATCACACCATTTTTTAAAGTTCTACCTACAGCAGGATCTGCTGACATATCTCTTTCGTAAACTGGTGTAACACTAGTTGGATAAAAAGGTTTAATTTTAAAATTACCTCTTAATGTTATCATTTCTATACGGAAATTTTTTATTAAACCATTCTTGTCTATTGTTGCAACCGCAAGGAATATTAAGCCCGTCAGAGACAATGTCTACAACGTGCTTAATACCTGTTTTTTGTGTGAAATTAGCTATGCTATCTCCTAATCCTTTTGGTTTCATTGTTTAAATTTATACAATGTTAACGTTTCTAATATACATTTGATCACCGTTGTCGTCTTTTCCTAAGAAAACTTTAGCTTTTACGCCACCTGGGTTAGCTGTTAACGCATAATTAAATGCTTTAGTTCCTAAACCTGATGCCATTACTGGAGATACAATAGCTCCACTAGGTGCTACTCCTAAAGTAATTTCTACTTTATCACCTGGCGTTCCACCATTAGTTAGAATTTCAATACCGTTGTCTGCTGTTTGAATAACACCAACAACAGTGTCTTTGTTTATTAATACTTCTCCGTTTTCCCAGTCATTAACTGCTCCAACTACTTCAAATGCAATAAAACTTGCTGCCATAATTTTTGTTTTTTATTAATTGTTTATTTGTTTTTGATTTACTACAGTTTTCTCTGTTTTATTTTATACAGTGTCTACCTGGACCATCACTAGCCATTATAGCTCTTTGTAAATCTACAGGTAAAGTATGTTGTTCACCTTTTAGTTCTTTGCTAGGCCCATGATGCTTTTCATCGTATTTAAGATCTCCAGCTAATTTAGATATATGCTTTTCATCAGATGTCATATTAGCATCGCTGTGCCCGTGATGAGCATCATATAATACATCTCTTTTAAGATAGTCCATATGTGCTTCATCATCTCTTTTAGTTGCTTCATAATTACCCGCAGTTACTCTTGTGTGTGCGTGATTATATGAGTGTCTTGAATTACCGGAATATTTCCCAGCATGTCCTTGTTCGTTTACTGCCATAATTATTTTATTAATGGTTCTATATCAGCACCGTCTGGTACTATATTTAATTCTACTAATCTTTCTCTAAAAACATCATAATCTAAATACTCTTCTACATCTTCATATTTTGTATCAAAAGTTTGACCAGGTCCTACTCTTCCAAATATTTGAGGATCTCCATTATCATCAAAACATAACCAATATATGATTTCGTTTGATGTGTTTTTAATTGTATATTTTATAATGCTCATAATTTTATATTCCTCCTCCGTCAACTATTCCACCCATATCTGAGATCAAAGCGTTTCTTCCCGCGACAGCTGCGGAGTTACTTAAATTATATTTACTTATTCCAAACTCCCAAACTTGAGAACCACAAAAACTACTTGTTTTAGCTCTAGTATAAGGTATTCTTGCTCCAAACGCTACGAGCATATTATCATATTTTGCGGGACTAATTTCAGGATCACTTGATTGACCTGTACCCATAAATCTTCTAATACAGTATGTATTTTGCATATCCCACGCTGAAAGATCTTGATCAAAATTACTAGCTCCGTTAAACATATCTAACACGCCATATGTATTAGGATTTTGATATGTACCAGTAATATCCCACATACTAATATCTTGATTGAATGTTGAATTTCCAAATAAACCATAAAATGATCTTATGTTACCTGTCTGCCAATTGTTCAATGGTGTATTCATTTGTGTTCCAAAAAACAATCTATCTAAAATATTAAGTCCAGAATTAAATACCCAATTGTTTAACCAAGTACCTCCTGTAAAGTTTGAACAATTAGCAAATAAAGATGATAGTCCACTGCCTACTACATTACTTATATCCCAATTACTTAAATTAGGATTACCAGGAGTGAGCTCAAATACGGAATACATCTCTGTAACATTTGATGTATCCCAATTAGACACGTCACCTGTAAAATCTGAACTACGAAACATAGCTCCTATAGCTGTAGCGCTAGACATATCCCAGTTAGATACATCACCTATTGGAGAAGTATAGCTACCACTAGCAGATACATTAAACATTTGCTCAAACAGAATAACATTACTAACATCCCAATTATTTAAGTTAGGTATTTCAAATGTAGAACCGCTTGGTCCTTGATAACTTTGAAAAACACCTCTTAAACAGTTTCCACTTATTATAGGTGTGTCAGTAGCTGATATAATCATATTATCTGTTTGTGTAAAATTATAACCAACTTGATAACTCACATTTGCTCCAGAAGGCGATAAAACATTTCCTGCAAAGTCAAAATAACCCCATTGTTTTAAATCAACTATTTTTCTACCATCGTATTTATTAACTTGAGAACTTCCTCCGTGTAAGCTCCAACCTTGAATACTCTGAGAAGGACTATCTATTTTTATAGTATATACACCAGCAGAAGCATACGTATGTGAAACTTCATAATCTACTGTAGGATTAGTATTATATGTGTCAGAAGTTCCATCACCCCAATCTACTATTATATCTAAATTTAATCCTGTAGGGTTTCCATTATAATTGAAACTATTAGGTTGAAATGGTAATCTTATTTGATTTGTCCCAGAACCGCTGCTATTGAAGATAGTAGTATCTACATCAATTATCATACCCGCAAAAGGGGGTGTTGGTGGGGTTGATGGACCTCCACCTCCCGGTGCTATACCTATACCTATACCTAATCCTAAAGCCATTTTATTTTACACCAATAAGTTCAGTTACACTAGTACCTGTTGCTAAAACATAATCTACAATTATAGGCATGAATGTGCCTGCTTGTAAACCTTTAAATGTTATTGCTTCTGTAGCGGTAGGAAAACCACCACCTGGAGCAACAACACCTGTTAGTATAACTTTTAATTCAGTTCCTCCACTTATATCCCCAACATAAATAACAGCTCCTTCTAAATTATTAGCTGGAGATATTGTATCACTAGGTGTTACATTAAAAGCCTCTGTTCCGAAGTCTGGTTGATTTGCGTATTGTCCCATATTTATTTTATTAATATTCTTTACCTTGAGCGCAAAGAACAGCGTTGAGTCCTTTGTAAGGTACTCCAGCGGTTTTTAATTTCATTCCAGTTATTCCGTTGCTAGCACCTTTACCGTGTAGTCTTCCTTGTTGATTTAAAGGTCCGTCCCATATATGAGATTCTCCAACAATACCTACTTTTCCTTTTCCATGCACTTCAGCATGAGGGTCGTTTTTATAGTGATCCATCTTATTGATTTTTGTTTGTTATTATTTTTCCTGGTCCAAATGAGGCTTTTCTTGTAAACGAGTCTCCAAACATATCTGCAGCTGCAACTGTTTGTTTTGGTGTAAACGGTGAAGGCGCCTGCGGTTGTAAACTGTTTTCCTCTTGAACAGTTGGTGAAGGTTGTGTTACGTCTTCTTCTGTTCCACCTTCTAAAGCGTCTATTCTAGATTCAATAGTGTCTAATCTACCGCTATCACCACCAGCTAACGCACCTGTAACAGAACCTACAGCTGAACTATTAGCTCTGTCTTTTTTTCTTTTTCTAGCCGCGATAAGAGTTTGCATTGCTATGTTACCACTACTATTTCCAAGTACACTAGCTAATCCTCCAGGACTTTTTCTAGCCTGCATTATTCTTTCTGCCATTGATCCGCCTGCCCCTAATGATCCTACTGCCGTTGCTGCTGCTGATGCTACACTCATATTATCTTTTTTTGTCTTTATTTACGTTATATACAGATGTTTGTAAAACCTTATCCATATATGTCTTGCCTTTCATTATAGAGTTTCTTCTTTCACTTGTAGGTATATCTTCTTTACCTATCATTATTCTGTAAATTCTTTTTATAAGTTGTTTACCTTTAAAAGAAACTTTATATATATTATATTTTTGTGTTGTTCTGTTTCTACTTCTCCAAACAACAATCCAATCATTTTGAATTAATTTATTCCATCTTCTATTATTCCAACTAAAAGAATAGCTGCCTATTTTAAAATCATCAATAGTAAACATATCTATACAATCTAAATAAATAAGTAATTCTATTTCAGCATCTGTTAAGCCGTTGTTTCTACAAGCCCACTTACGTATTACACGATAATGTTTTAGCAGGTTTAGATTTTTTAAATCTTCTGCTTCTAGCTTTTTCATAATACAACGACAATGTCTTGAACTTTTATTACTTGTAATTTAACACCGTTATGTTCTATATTGTGACTAGCGTGTTTGTCATAAAATATTTCATCATCTTTTTTAATAAAAGAATGATCACCAGGATTTACTATTTTAGCTTTTATGTATCTAATGTCATCTCTATCATTTTCAGATAATAACAAACCGCCTTCTGTTTTAGTTGTTTTCTTTTCTAGCTTTTCAACTAACAAATAATTACCTACTGCTTTCATCAATTCTAATATTATTAATTACACAATCAGTTGATAGTATTGTTGTTGCCACCGAAGCTGCATTTCTTAAAGCACTCTTTGTAACAAGTAGTGGATCGATAATACCAGCTTTAATCATATTTACCATATTTCCTGTAACCACATTTACACCCATGCCTTTGTTTTCTGTATCAACTACATGTAAACCAGCGTTGTGTAAAATAGTTTTGTATGGTGCTTTTATAGCATCTTTTAGTATTTTTTCTCCTACTATTTTTACGTTTAATTCATCTGCCGCGTTTAACAAAGCAATACCTCCACCTGGAACTATACCTTCTTTTATAGCGGCTTTTGTAGCGCATATAGCATCTTCTACTCTATCCTGCTTTTCTTTTAATTCAATAGCTGAATTAGCACCAACTTTAACAATAGCAACTTTAGCACTTAATCTAGCTAGTCTTTGTTCAAGACCTACTCTTACATGCTCTTTGTTATTGTCTAATAATTTAGATCTTATTTGATCTATAATTGATTCAATTTCTTTTGAATCTTTTTCAACTCTAATTATTGATTTATCTTTTTCAGTAACAACCTTAACACAATTACCTAAATAATCTACTTCTATTGAGTTTAAATCATCTCCAAGATCTTCGTTAACTATTGTTGAACCTGTTAACAAAGCTAAATCATCTAGTATTTCTTTACGCCTTAATCCATAAGCAGGAGGATCTAAAACGTTTATTTTTATATTACCTTTCATTTTGTTCATTAGTAATGCGGATAATACGTTTGACTCTACTTCACCAATTATTAATAAAGGTTCTTTTGTTTTTATAACATGCTCTAACACTGGTTGTATTTGTCTTATTGAATCAACTTTTGAATCTATAATTAAAACCAATGGATTGTCTAGCTCAGCTGTGCCAGCCTCTTTATTTGTTATAAAATTAGGATTTAATAATCCTTTATTATATTCTACACCTTCTACAACTTCTACTTTTGTATCTCCTTCGGTAGATGGTTCCATTACCACAAGACCAGTATCTCCAACTTGTTTAAAAGCATCGGCTATTATTTTACCTAAAGCTTTATCATTGTTGGTTGATATAATAGCTATGTCATCTATCTTATCTTTAACTGGCACAGCTTGATTTTCAAGCTCTTTTATTACTTTGTCAACACCTTTTAGTATTTGCTCTTTAACTGCTCTAACATCTTTATTGTCTTGCTTGTAAGCTTCGCTTATAATAGCGTGGGCTAAAATTGTAGCTGTTGTTGTTCCATCTCCAGCTTCTTTAACTGTCTTGCGAGCCGCTTCTTTTAAAAGAGTAGCACCTATGTTTTCTACTGGGTTTCTTAAGAATATAGAATCTGCAACTGTTACTCCATCTTTTGTTATTAATGGGTTACCATTTACGTCTTCTAGTATAACACACTTGCCACTAGCCCCAAGTGTGGAGCTAACAGCTTTAGTGAGTTTTTCTATTCCTTTAAATATTTCGTTCCTAGCTTCGTCACCGAAGTTAAGATTTTTTACTATAGCTTCTGCCATGATTTAATTTAATTTGATTTAATTATAAAATATTATTCAAAGGTTTTTATTACCTTAGGTCCTTTTAAGTAATCTAGTTTTTTCATGTAGTGTTCTACAGAACTATCAATTGCTTGCTCAGCACCTTCAATTGTTTCACGTCTAGTGACATCAGCCCACTCATCTTTTAAAGTATGGTGTTCGGTTTGATAAAATCCATTTGGTAATTGAACAATGCGCCAGTTTTTCTTTTCAGCTACATGCTCCCATAATTTTTTGGTTTCATCGGATACTTGTGGTTGACTACTCCACGAATTAGTCGAATAATAAATTGTCATTGGTTTTGGTTTTAATTGTTATTATTTGGTTGGCTCTTCCCGAGCAGGGTATATTATGTTGAAACAGTTCCCATTACTACTCCTGATGGTGGATAAAAATCAACCGTTGATTGAGTTGACGTAAATAAAGCTTCAAATGATTTTTGAAACGAAATCATAAACTTTTTAGCTGTATCTATTTTATTTACTTCCATAGCTGAACTAAGAATTAAGTTTATATTTAAAGACCCGAGTGAATGATCGTCAAATGAGTATGTTTTAAAAGCAGGTATTTCACTGACTAGTTCTACATCATAATCCAATAAATCAGTTGTGCCTACTACCGCTACTACATTATTTGGCGCACTTGATGAAGTAGATCCTATAGGATTTTCATGTATAAGTATATATTTTTCCATTTGTTTATTTGTTTTTTAATTTTTAAGGACAGTAAGTTGAACTACTGATAATACCAGAGCTATTGAAGTTAGCGTAACCAGGATCTATACTTGTTGCAGCGTTAACTAAAGAGGTGCTAGCAGGGAAGAATATTCTCCCTGAAGAACTCATATTATATAAAAGTGCTGACTGTACACTTGGGAAAGAACTTCCACTTGGCGCGTCAGTTCCGTTTCCGAAGCCTGCAAATCCTGATCCCCAGAAATCAGTATTAAAAGGAACCCAAGTTGCTTGAGTATAATCATTTGTTTGATAGTAGTCTGTAGAAACATAAATTTGAGCTGAGTTCAAGTCCGCTACGCTGCTGTTATTTAAAACAACTCCAAAAGCAGGTAATGTACCTAGTCCTTTAGCAGCATCTAGTAAGCCGTTAAATATATGACCACATGGCCAAGTTTTATCTCCCGTAAAACTACCGCTGTTAACAGTTCTTAAATAGCTGTTCATAGTGCTACAACTCATCATTTGATTACCACCGTTTACGCTTATATCAAAACCACCAGAATAATAATTCCACATTTGGTAAGATCCTTGAGCAAATGTAAAGTAATTAGCAAGATCAGCTGCTCCAGCCGCTTGTTGATTTGGATCATATACAAAATCTAAAAGTAAAGGACATACTTCAATTGTACTTATTCTTGAAGAAACAGCAGTTATAAAGTATTTAATACCACTTACAATTAAACTATAACTTCCGTCAGCTATAGGTTTAAGATCATTTGAAACAGCGCTTGATCCTTCTAAAATTAAATTACCAATAGCTGGTGTAATTTTAGAATCTATAATACCAGCTGTTCCACCAGATAAACCACAGGCTGTAGCTGAATCTGCTGCTGGTTGGAAAGTCATTGTATGATTACTTAAACTATTAGATACACCAGCTGTTATTATTTCAAAACCAGCCATGTAATCATTTAAAAGTATTTTTTGAGCGTTTAGCGCAGCTAAAGAATCTCTTAACCAGGCGTAAAATTTTTCACTAATAGTCCCGCTTGGTTGACTATGTATATTATTAATAGATATAAAATAAGACGCACCATTCAAATTGCCTGTGTTGGTATTGTTATCGTTTCCGTATCTTATTGTTATACTATCAGCATCTATTTCTACCAAACGTATTTGGTCTAAATTTATTGATTTTACCACGCCATCAGCGCTTCTTATGTATCCAAATTTCATATTGTTTTGATTTTTGTATTTTCTAAGTTTATTATTACTTGTTTTTTTTGTTTTTTACTTTAAAAGCTAAGGTCTATCTCTCTATATAGTAATGAGAAATTAAGATCTGAATTACCTTGAGAAACTGACATCCCAGAAGTAGAGTTTAAATTAATAGGAACATTAACTGGTATTTGACTGGTAGCACTAGCACTAACTGGATCACCAACAAAGTACGTACTAGTTGCAGAGTTAAGATTAGTAGTATTAAGCCCAGTGTCATTAAAAAGTGAAACCGTGCCAAGTTGTAAACTTACAGCATCACTAAGACCTGTTCCAGAAAAATTGTAAGCCACACTATTAAACTTTAAGTTTATAAGTCCATTTAAAATATAATACATTCTATTTGCGCCAGGTGCAGGAAGTAATTGTATTACGTTTCCACCGTTTAAACTAAGCATTTGTGCTGGCGTGACAGTAATATCTACTTGTCTTACGTCTGACATACTATCAACATAATTTTTATTAGCAGCGTCGTTACCATTTGTAGGTCCAGAAAGACCAGCGATGATGTTTCCACCCATTTCTAAACTTCCGCTTAAAGAAACTTTACTATTAGCTAAATCTTGCTCCATTATACTATCAGTGATACTTGATGTTGTATCCCACATAGCTATTTGTTGAGGAGTACCAGCACCGCCAACACCGCTAGTACCTCCACCAGTAGCTGTTATTGTAACATCTCCAGTTGGTTGATCTATAGTTATACCGGTTCCAGCTATAATAGAAGTAACACCTACATCTATTTTACTATTTATAAATGTAGCTAAGTTACCAAGCTTAACACTCATGGTGGGTTTTCTTTTAGAACCCGTATCACTTATTAATAATAAATCAGTGTCTTCTAAATTAGTTAATCTTGGGTACGTGTATATTATTGCCATGTTATTGTATTACTTTAAATTTTAATGATATAGATAATTCACCATCATTAGGTGTAAGTGATCCAGTTTCTAAACCTACAATAGACATGTTTGTATTTATTGGAATTATAATATTTGAAGATGACACATCTTGTTGTCCACTTACAAACGTTCCGTTGTCTACAGAGGTAATACTAAATATATCAGCTTCTTTTACATAATTTACTAGAATTGATTCTAAACCATCAGCAAAAGTTCCAATACTAAAGTCAACTGCTTCACCGGCTCCTATCGTTACAGGTAGTTCACCCATCCAAGACCATGTTACATATTCTAATTTTAATCTGTCTGTTGATCTAACCATAGCTATTTGATCTGGCCCTGTAACATTTGATGTCCATTCCATATAATCGTAACCTGCTGTTTGAGAAGCTAAGTTGTTAACTTGTCCATTCATTACATAATATGTAGGATAAGGTCCTAATTGCAGCGCATTGGTTAGTTCTTGTACTGTCACATTGCGAGTTGGGTTCTCAGAACTAGTAACATCAGTGATAATAAGTAAATCGCTTGGGTTTACGCTAGTTAATTTTGGGTATGTATTGATTTTAGCCATTTTGTCTTTTTTTGTTGTATAGTATACTCTATATTCTTACAGGAAAAGAGTGTTATTTACAAAAACAGTGACACTAGGTAGTTACTTATATACTTTATAAGGCTTATGTCACACTAAAAAGCATTACGTGTATAGGAGTATAGCCCTGCACCTATCTATCTGACTATCAACTGTTTACGTAAAATCGTTTGAGTTTGACCGAGCCCCCCTTGTTTTCCTCGGTTTCACCCTATATTATCATATTTTCCCGGATATTCACCAGCTTTTCCGCTACTTCCTCTAAATTTTTTACAAACATAATACAATGTGATTAAGATAATATAATAAATGAAACAAACTATGATACATTACTACAATAATTACTTCTCTTTACTAAGCGATAATTATTATATCATTACTCATAGTCACTCATTGTGGAATACTATAACAAACATTTTAACTAATAAACAATTATACACTTTCACACAAACAAAATACTAATGTATAAAGATAATATAATAAACTAAATAATAACAATTAAATCTAAATTCTATGTCACAATTAACTTCTAAAAGATTCGTCATCAGACAATCACTAATCGGTAAAAACACTGTTATCAATGTTGAATTCAAAAATGGTAAAACATTTACTTACAATCACGATAAAGTGTATGAAATAATGAAAGATAAATTAACTTCTATGAATTGTTTCAACAAGTACAAGTCTTACACTTCTTCAACAAGTGTGCCAGTTGTACTAAGAGATAAAGAAGTAGTATAATCACTGCTTCTTTATTAACTGCGAGTTCCACTTGTTTCTAACAGTATAAAATTGCGAATGAGTACACATGGGTAACTACATGGACAGTAGCGTATCATGCAATGGCTGCAAGCTGGCTTCGGTTGGCAGTGTAAGTTGTGTATGGCGTGGAGGTTCGACTCCTCTCTTATCCACTAATAATAATAACTAATAAATATAACTATGTCTAAATTTAAATTCAGAGGATTTATTCCTGCAGTAACTAAATATGTAAAATCAAAGCCAGTAGTGGAAGTAATAGCTGAAGTAATAGCTTACGGATTCTTAATGCCATTAGCTTTTAGCGGAATAGCCTTCTTCATATTCATGATGGTAACGGGTCAAGTAGACTACGGAGCGATGAATATTCCATGTGATATCTGCTACTAATGAGAAATTACTATAGCAAACTACAACAGAGATTTATAGCTCGTGAAGAATACTTTGACGAGCTACTATTTGGAACTCTCAACGATGAGAACTATGACAAGCCAATCACAAACAAACTACGGAACAAGAACGATAATATAATAAACTAATTAATAACCTTTAAAATAATAATACTATGTGCAATTACTCTTACACTCTCCTAAAAATATCTTGGCGACTATTCGACAAGCACTATACTAAACTAACTGACGAGCAAAAATCTAAAGTTAGAGAAATATACTACGATTTCTACTAAAATCTCACACAGGTGACTGTCCGAACCTTCAGGCAACGGGAAAACTGGGCAGATTAAATACACGTGAGTAAGACATAATGGTTAACGTGAGTTCGATTCTCACCATGTCTACTAATAAATAATACTATGCAATTTATACTAACATGCCCTAACGGCAAAGAAATCGATATGACTCACTACGTCGGTAAACAAATGGACGGTGAGATAACTAGACAAGATGTTCTCAATAAAATAGACTTTTACAAATCAATTAATAAATAATACTATGCAATTTCAAGATACTAAATTCAAAGAGCTAGACGCTCAAGGTCTAATCACAGACAAACTACAGCAAATAGACGAGTTTGAAGCTAACTATAAGCCTTGTACTTCAAGTATAGCTATGAAAAAATGGTGTACTGACTACGAATATCGTAAGCGTGAATGGCAATTCAGACAAGGAATAGCTAATTATGCATTAGTAAA